CACACACGCCCTCGACCACCCGCATTGAAAGGGAGAATTTCCCTCTATATTATGCGGGTCGCAAGCGATTAGTGTATCAACGTGCCGTGGATAGTCTCTGCGCGGAGCCTATAAGTCCACGAGATGCTGAAGTGCAAACATTTATCAAGGCTGAGAAGATTAACTTCACAGCCAAGCCTGATCCTGCTCCTAGGGTGATCCAGCCTAGGGATCCACGTTATAACGTGGAAGTCGGGTGCTTCCTTAAACCATTTGAGAAGGCAGCATTCAAGGGTTTCAAACGCACATTTGGTTATAATGTTGTGTGTAAAGGTCTAAACGCAACTGGGGTGGCAGAGCAGTTGCGAGAAAATTGGGATGAGTTTACGGAACCAGTAGCAATAGGATTGGATGCGTCACGATTCGACCAACATGTCAGTCGTGAAGCTCTGGAATTTGAGCATGGGTTCTATAATTGTAAATTTAAGTCTGATTATCTCGCAACACTATTGTCGTGGCAGTTGCGTACAAGGGGTTTCGGAAGGGCAAAAGATGGGTATGTTAAATACTCAGTGAATGGATGTCGGATGTCTGGTGATATGAACACCTCATTGGGTAACTGCATAATTATGTCGTGTATTGTTATTGGCTACTTTGAGTCCGTTGGAGTCAAAGCTCGCCTTGCTAACAATGGGGATGATTGTGTGGTTATCTGTGAACGCAAGGACATATCATTGTTTGACGGAATCGATGAATGGTTCAAAACTTTTGGGTTCAAATTAACACGTGAGCCCACTGTCACTAGTTTTGAGCGAATTGAGTTTTGCCAGGCCCAACCAGTGCTTACTAGCACGGGTTGGAGGATGGTGAGAAACATATTCACGGCTCCCTCAAAGGATGCTGTATCCTTGCTATCATGGGACAATGAGTTGGAATTCAACAGATGGCGCAATGCCATTGCCGAGTGTGGTCTATCCCTGACCAGAGGAGTACCAATATGCGAGAAGTATTATACTAACTTATGGGTTCCCCACAGTGCTAGTTACGCTCATGTAGCCTATGCTGAAACGGGTATGGGAATGCTCAGTAAAGGCGTCCAACCAGGTATCATTAATGAGACCAGTCGTTTGTCTTTTTACAGAGCATTCGGAGTATTACCAGATCAGCAGGACGCTATAGAGAGTGACATTCCCGCGGTGGGTTGGTTGCAACCGAGCCCAGGGGATAAGTTAATACACAATCCGCATACAGCTCTATTAATAAATGCCTCGAAAGAATCGAAACGCCAAGAAATCCTTGAATGCTCCTACCTTAGGAGCAACCGGCCGTAGTCGTGGTAACCGACTACGTGGACAGGTCTCTCCCCAATCAGCCCATATTAAGGTTGCAACAGTAACTTCAACGTTCACCACTGGTGCTACGTTTGTTGCGGGGAAGATTGATTTAAACCCATCACTGTGGGCATCCCCTGTTGGGACTTTTAGTACAAACTACCAGTTCTACAGGATTCGCAATGCAGTGGTGAGTTGGCATCCAGTTGTGGGAGCCACCACCGGCGGGTCCGTACGTATCGCTGAGTTTTCTAACCCAGAAACGATCTATACGGCAACCAGTCCAGGTTATACCCCAACGGACCTGAATACATTAATCTTCTCTAGTGCCACCGGCAAGTACTGTAACATATGGGAAACAGCATCGTGGCAAGTACCTCAGCATCTGCTTAACCGCAGACGCTGGTACTCCGTTGATACGTCAACAACCACTAGTGCTGAGGTGAGCGATCGCACGGAAGCGGCCGTACTATTGTTTACAATAGTTGGTCCTGCCACCACGTCAGTTGGCTACTTCACGATTCACTTTGACCTAGAATATAAGGATTTCGCTGGTCCCACAGTCAGCCCACTGTTGTTATCCACACAAGATGTGGAAGTACAGGAGGGACAGATTGTGATGCCGGGATATTCTTATATCACAGACTAACACCCCTGTTTGAGTAGCGCGTTGATAGGTCTCAATCACACCAAAAACATGTCAAAATAAATTAAAACACCCCTTGGGCCTAGCCACCCCATTTGGCCAAAAATATTTCTTTTGTTTTTACTTTGTTAAAATTTTAAAATGTGATCTGACTGAACCAACACCTGTGCGATGACATATCGAAAGTATG